TCTTAATTTTAAAATAACCTCAATAACGTGTTTTTCATATTGTTTGTTTGTAGAAAAGTTATCTAAAGTTTTAGCCATTGCAATAGGGTTTCTATTTAATGTTACTTCTCTAACTCGTCTAAATTCTGCATACACTCTTTTTGTATTTAGAATTTCAATGTAATACTTAACAGATTCACATTTGTTTTTAAAGACCCTGACTCGCCAATCTATTGTACTAGGTTGTAATAATGGCAACATTCCCTCTTTTGACCATACTCTTATACCAAATAGGTTGTGCCCTTCACGTGCAAAACGTGATCTTCCATAGTCACTTTCTACAATAGCCTGCGCTATTATTAGTTCTGTGTTGATTCGTTCTCGTCTGGGTATGTTAAAATTTAGATAATTAATGCAGTTAGTAAGGGAGGATATGAATTCTTTGTCGTTTGAGTACTCAAACCTAGGAGGTCCAAACCCTAGTTGCTTGGCCCAGGTAATTGCTTCACCCTGAGCCTTATTCTTGGCGACGGGGTTGGGGAAGAATGTACCTAATGCAAATGCTGCTAGAGCTATCATCAAATATCTTATTATTGTAATCTTGATTATCATAACATTTACATTGATTTGAGAGACAGCATCCAACTGTCAGATTGTTAATACAATTAATCTTGCTTAACTTCTTTGATTCTTTTAATGCCATGTTTATCTGTTTCTACAATGGCTTTAACTTCTTTGCAACTCCATGAAGTAACACTTGGATTACCATCACGTTCTACTTTTCTTTTTTGTTCTAAACAATCTGCAATATTAGCTTTAGGAGAATATCCTTCTAATTTTCCATTCATATACATTAATAATGCAAACACAGCTTCAATCATTACTTACCTCTAACTGAATCTAATTCTTTTTCTAATTTATCTACTTTCTTTTCTAATTGAGCTATTAATACTTTAGTATGAACGTTTTCTTCTAATTGTTTTGAATGTTTTTCTATTGTTTTAGCTTGATACTCAATTAACATAAATAATTCTTGGTTCTTTGGAGTTTGTTCTGCTTTTTTAAGCAAATCTTGAGCCATTAATTTTTCATTAGTCTCTAATCTATTTAATCGTTCCACTATGCCAAAATAAGTCCATACTGCTACGACAATAGCAGATATAATAGCTACTATATTTTTAATAGGTAAAGCTACACTTGTTTGGTCACTTAATTTTAAATCACTCATTTTTTGTCCTCCACTTGATAAAACATATCATCAGTGTCTTCTAATTGCCAGTTTTTATTTTCAACATTCCATTCCGTAGTTGTAACTTTATAATCTGGCCAATGTTTAGAAGTAGTAAAACTACTAATGTTCCACAAAATACGATTATTAGGCTGAGCTGCATAATTACCGTTATCAAGAGCCAAAATATGTGCACACTTATGTTGGTCAGGAATTTCGGAATGTTCAGTATCCAAGATATTAGGTTCTGGATGTGCCCAATCAATTGTAAATAAATATTCACCATGTATAAATTTTTTATTTTTACTTAAATATTTACAGCGTTGTCCGATTAAAAAATCAAAAGTAGTAATAGCAGGATAATAACTGAATGAATTCCATAATTGAAGATCGTCGAGATCTTGATGTTCCATTTGTCCTTTATACAAAGTATTGCCGCTTCCTCTTTGAAGAAAAGCACTGATAGGAAGCCTCCAGTATATTGCACCATTCGTAAGTAAAGCATGAAATAAGATTGCACGCCCTGGAATGCTTGCAATAGCAAAGACCACACAGTCTTCAGTTTCGCCTTGATGTTCTCGTAAGTCATATAAATATTCTCTCCTTATTTTACAGTAGATTGGAGGTATATTTGCATTTAAATATGCCATAATCAACCATATATATCTCCCCAAGTTTCACCGGATTCATAATCTACTTTGTTGGGGATTGCCAAAGTAACGGCGCCTTCCATTATTTCTACAATCTTCTTTGCTTGATTGTCATCTATAACAGAAATATCTAATTCATCGTGAATTTGTATATGTGGAATAATTCCTTCTCTATACAAATCTAACATTGCTTTCTTAGTCATATCAGCTGCGGATCCTTGAATCAATTTATTTAAAGCCTTATAAGTCATAGCTCTTCTTATTCTTCCACGTCCATAAGTTCTTTCAGCTTCTTCAAATGACATTGCTGTATGCATACCAAATGTCGCAGGTTCCCATTTATTAAATCTACAACGACGACCAAGTAATGTTCCAATTGATCCTGATGTCTGTGCAAATTGAGATGTCTTATTCATTAATTCTTTTACGAATGGAACATTTTCATGATACTGATTAAATAATAATTCAGCTTCAGCTTTTGTATTTAATCCAAGTTCAGCTTGTAATTTTGTTTTTCCCATTCCATAAAACAATCCAAGATTAATTGTTTTAGCTTGATCTCTTGATATACCCGCCATATCTGCAACTATTTTGTGAAAGTCTACTTGGTTATTTTTAAATTCACTTACTATTTTTGTAACTGATTCATCAAAACAAATTGGTTCAGTAGTTGCTGCATAGTGTACAACTAATCTTGGTTCTTGTTGTGAATAGTCAAAACATCCCCACTTATGTCCTTCTTCTGGTATAAATAATGATCTAATCATAGGTCCTAGCTCCTTGTTTCTCGCTGGGATCTGCTGGAGATTAGGATTAGCATAAGAGAATCTTCCGGTTACTGTTCCACCTTGATCTGATCTTATTGGATTGATGTCAGCATGGATTCTTCCTTTATGAGTAAATTTTAAAATTGTATCTATAAAAGTTGTATGTGCCTTATTAATTTCTCTTGCTTTCGCAATCATTTGAACTATAGGGTGTTTGTGTTCTTGTAAAAAATTCTTTGTAAAGGATGGTGCTAATGATTTCTCAGTTCTTTCATAAGGTAAACCAAGTTTATCAAAAATTGTGGCAATTGATCTTGCAGCCCAAATCTGGGGTTCTATCCCTGTTTCTCGTTTTACTTTTAATAATATTTCTTGCTCTTTGTTTGTTAATTGCTGTTTCAGGAGTTTTGCTTTTTCTATATCGACTCGGACTCCTTTAAATTTCATATCAGTTAAGCATGGAAATAATTGCGTTTCTATATCAAATATATTTTGTAAACTTTGTTTTTGAATTTCTCTTGATAAAACTTTAAATAATTCTAAAGTTAATACTGCATCTTTTTCTGCATAATTACCTACATACATTGCAGGAAGTTTATACATTTCAGATTTAGGATCTATTCCCCAAGATTGTGCAGCTTCTATTAATGCTTTTTCATCTTTAACTTCACCTAAAAATTCGTATGAAATACTATTTAAAGTATAAGATAATCTATTTTCATCAATTAAAGATGCCATCACCATGGTATCTACAATGTGTCCATTAATTTGAACTCCCGCCGCTCGAAGCCAGCATACGTCATACATTGCATTGTGAAATAGTTTTACATTATCTGTAGCGCAAACAGATTTAATCCAATCCATTACTTTAGTTTTTTCTAAATTTCCACCGCCTTGATGAGCAATTGGATAATAACCAGACCAACCATCTACAGCTACAGCAATACCTACAATTTCTCCATTACCAATAATTGCACCGGATCCTCTTGATTTAAGATCAGGATCCCTAGTTTCTAAATCGATTGCAATATATTTATATCCTTTTAAATCAGGAAAATTTTCTGGACAAATCCATTCTTTCTGAGCTTCAAACATTGATTATAATACCATAATTAAAAATAGAAATACACACATGCAAGTAAATAAACCTAAATCAAATATAAGTGTTTTTTTCCAACTAAACATTATAGTCCCTATCTATTATCATTTCTAAATAATGCATTGCTTTTAAGATATCTTCTTTGCCACCTTTTAATTTGTGTCTGCATATGTATTTAATTGCATTACCTTCTGCAAAATCTAATTTGTTTTTATTTATAAACACTGAAGGTTGGATCGCCATTTTTTTATAATGTTTTCCACCTATTTGTTTAAAAAATGTTTTGTTTGTCATAGTATTGGATCTCCTATGTTGTAGTTATATTCTTCTGTTGGTCTCATGATGTATAAGTTCTCCTTTGTTCTGGTTACACCTACAAAAAACAATCTATGTTCAGGATCAGAATTTTTTAATGCTGAGTCATATATGATCTTTTCAAGATCAGTAAATAATACGACATTGTCACATTCTTCACCTTTCACACCATGTATTGTAGATACTTTAATTCTTGAATTTTTTAATAGATCATCTCCGTTATCTATTAATGCTTTCATGTAAGATTTACTTTCGTCATCTATTTTTAATTGCTCCCAGCTACCCGTCACTAGAAGCCCGTGATCCATCATTAAATCATCTATATCAACATAGTCTACAGCATCTAAAGATTTCCCAGTTGCATATCCATGCTTAACTAAATCATCTTTCACAGTTAAATATTTATAAATTTTTTTAGCTTCTTCAGCTCCAACAGTAGCGCCTTCATTTAATCTTACCCATGTTCGATATGCTTCTAATAATGAAACTGGTAATAAGTCATTGATTTTACTATCAAATCTTAGGTTTAAAGAAGTTAGATAATCTTTAATTGGATATAACATTTTATTAGTTCTAGCTATAATCATCCAGTTTCCAGAACTTAAATCTAAATTTTCAATAGACTGATTCCAACTAACACTTCCTTCAGCATCTCTTGGAAGCCATGCTTTAATCATTCTGTTTTCAATATTATCTAATATACTTAAAGCAACTTTATGTACTGCTCTTGGAACCCTTCTTGATTCAATTCTTGGATCCATTTCTCCTTTTAAATTTATAAATATATTTTCATCAGCACCTTGGAATGTATAGATTGTTTGATCGTCATCCCCTGCAACGTATGATCTCTCACATTTTGATTCAATGTAATTGAACATATCCCATTGCAGAGGATTCAGATCCTGTGCTTCATCAAGAAAGACAGCGTTGAGTGGGGGACACTTATCTTTCTCAATAAACTGTTTAATCATATCAGAGAATTCAATCATCCCTGTTTGTTCTTTATATGATTTTAAATCGGCATCAATCTGTTCTGTTAACCATATATCTACTGAGTGATGTTTATCTAATTCTATTGCAGCATCTGTAATAGACATTTTTTTAGCTCTTGAATATTCAATAATCTTCATGTGATCATTTTTATATTGTGACATTCCAGAATCATTTACATAAGATTCAAATGACATATCTCTGCATATTTGAGAAAAATTTTTAAATGCATTCCATTTTTCATCTTTTAATAACTGTGTAGTAGTATCTATATTTAATTGTCTTGTTCCTAGTTTATGCATAGTGGATACATATGGAAAATCTTTGGTAATATTGTATCTTGTAAATGTATTTCCAATTCTTTTCTTTGCCTCCATGTCAGCAGCATTGCTAAATGTTATATATGCAATTTTATTTGTAGGAGTTTTGTATTCTTCTACTTCTTTTTTTAAATAGTTATTTATTAAGTGATGCGTTTTACCTGTTCCCGGAGGTCCTGGTATTATTATCCTTTTCATTTAAATGCAGGCTCTTTCATTTTAGTTGTTCTTATATTTGGTTTATCTAACTTAATTGTTGGCATCTTCATTGTTCTAAAAGATTTTTTATCTATTTTAATTGTATCTTCTTCTGCATCAAATAAAGTTTTTAACAATATTATTGTTCTAGGTTTCTTCCATTCCCAAGACTTAGATCGTTGTAAGTATTTCCAAAAATCTGGAAATCTAAATTTAGTTATTCCATCTTCAGTAAATGGAAGTCCTCTTTTTAAATCGTCTATTTTCTTACCAGGGGCTTTATTAATAAAATCAGCAAGTAAATCTTTTATTTGTACATCTACTTTAGATGATTCAGGAGCTTCTAATATTTGTAATTTATCAAAATATTTAATTAACATTTTTC